ATCCTAAAAGATTATCTCGCTAGCAAGAGTATTACTGTTGTCGACGATAAGATCGTTGCAGTAAGCAAAGACTTTAGCTCTGGCGTAGCTTCAGGCAATAAATGGACCGATGCCAGTGCAGCATACTGGCGCTACGACCTAGGAACTACTACGTTCGCGAAGCTAGTCTCTGGTTCTGACGCTATTGTTCCTACCGGCACAGTTTCCGTAAGTGGTGGCGTAGCTACCCGAACCGGCTACCTTCCTGACTCCGTCCAGGTATTTTATGTTTCTGTTGCTGGTGAAAACCGTGCGATTATTGTTAACGGTGCGACACCAGACGAACTTGCCACTGCGCTTCGTGACGAACTTATTAGTATTCTGAACGAAAAAGAACTTGATCAGTACTACACCGTAGAAGCGGTAACAACCGGGTCTAACTACAGCGGTACAAACTACGCACCGAATAACGGCCATAAGGTTATTAACAACCTCGTATCTTCCCACGGCGCGCCGTATATTCGTCCGGACCTAGAGGATATCGCACTTACCGGCACTGTCGCAATTAGCTCTGGTACAGTAACAGGCACAAACACCCTGTTTACTCAAGAACTTGGTGCGGGAGATGTGATCGTTGTTAACGGTACTCGGTTCACGGTAACTGCGGTTACCACTAATACCGCCGCTACTGTTACCCCCAATAACGTTACGGTGACTGCTGGTGCGACTGCGAGACTAGACAAATCTTACGCGAACGGTTTTGAATCTTTCGATTATGTTCTTAAGATTCGGATCACTGCGAAAAACGGTCTGGTAAGCCCAGTTCTTCCTGGTACAAATCGTCAGGGTCTTACCGACAGCAATGTTGTCAAGCTAACCTCAATTCAGGAGAATGTTGGCTATGAGACCTACAAACTCACCTCCGCTGCTAAAGCCCAAGATTTCGTTTACGCGATTGAAAAGGGTATGAGCGACGAGTATTACGCCCCTGGCTTCCTAATGGCACCAGAAGCGTATGCGACGCTCAAGTATAGCGCTGATTCCGATCTCGCCTCCCGCAGCGAAGCGATTGGTGAAAGACTTAAAGTGACTCAGACTCTTGTCGCTGCGGCTGAAGGCCGGTTTGGCGTCACTGAAGGTATCAGCAACACCCAGCACGTTGCCCTAATCGATTGTGGTGGTGATGTAGACAACCTGTCTCAAGCACAAGACGAACTCGACACCATCAAACGAACTGTTGGCTCGTTCTACGGTCACGCAGCGTTCTACGCTCCGTACCTCAAAAACCTCAACGACCGCTTTGTTCCCGCTAGCCCGTTTGTGGCCGGTGCGGCCTGTAGCCGATTCATTAATGAGGGCTTCCAGCAACCTCCAGCCGGCGCAAGGTATCCGCTACGTGGTGTGGTCGATCTGAAGTTCAAGATCACCGCACAACAGCAAGAGGTAACTTACGCTCTCGGACTCAACCCGATCCGGTCTCTGCCTAACCGTGGAATCGTTGTATGGGGTGCACGTACCCTGTCCAGCAGCCCGCTATTCCGGTTTGTCAATACTCGCGTCATTCTTAACGTCCTTATCGACGTCATGAACCGCAGCTTCGACGATATTCTCTTCGAGTCTATCGATTCTGCCGGTACTGTGTATAGTCGAGTTAAGTCAGTTGCGAACCAGGTGCTGAACCAGTTCTTCCTGCAAGGTGCGTTGTTTGGTGGTAGACCAGAACAGGCATATCTGGTTATCTGTGGTAACAGTAACAATAGCGCTGCACTACTCGAGCAGGGTACTGTCCGTATGGATGCGTATGTGGCTACTTCACCCACCCTTGAGCGTCTTGCGATTACCATTGTCCGCACTCCGGTCGGTCAGGTATCCCTGCTGAGCGATAGCTTTAGCAGAAATGAAGAACGGTTTACCGCTCTTCTCGATGCTACTAATCTTAACGTTTGACGTTGAAAGATAGATATGGCAAGAAGACTTCGTGCAGAAATTAAGCCCGGACCTACCACGGATCCGGTTCTTAACGCCGATACTCCCCTGACCGAACAACAACCGAAACGTACGGTTTATATCGAACTGTTTCGTTCCGGCCCTCAGATTAGTTCTAGTGGCCAAAAAATGGTGTTTGCGGATGAGGACTTGGATCAAGTGGTTAGTGGATACAATCCTACTACCCACGAGGCCCCTCTTATCATCGGTCATGATCAGGATGACGGTACACCTGCTCTTGGGTGGGTGCGCGAAGTTTGGCGCAAAGGTAAATCGCTCTGGGGTAAGGTTGAGCTTACCCCAAGAGCTGAGCGCCTTATCCGTGACGGCGTATTTAAGAAGGTAAGTAGCTCGTTTTATTTGCCTGATGCCGATACGAATCCGACCCCCGGCCAGTTAGCCCTGCGCCATCTTGGCCTGGTGTCGATCCCTGCGGTAAAAGGTCTCACCGCCTTTGCCGAAAATCACCCCGAAGGCTCGATCACAATTACTCCAAGGGAGTCTTCTATTTCATTTGAGGAAACTTTACCCACTATGGCTAAAAGAAAAACTGAAGCCCCCGTTCAAGAGACAAAAATTGTCGATCATGCTGACGGCCGGGGCATGACCATTAATGTAAATATTAATGGTATGAAAGCAACAGACGAAGAAGGTGAAATGCTCCAGGAAACTGGTGCTGCCGCTCCATACGACATGGAGTACGCAGACGATATGGACATGGATCCGAACCGTGATATGGCCACCCCAAGACCCATGGTCGATGAAGGCATGGGAGGTATGAGTGCAACCACGTCAATGGTTGAAGGTCCGGACGGTAAGGAAATGGGCGATGAGGATGGCGGCGACGCTGCACCCGTTGGCCCTGATGGTGCTGGTCCGGATGGTACAGAAGGTGAAACCGGTGGTGGTGGCGATGATATGGGCTCTGATGCCGATGTCGAAGACGTTTCTGGTTCTGATGACGAGAAAGTCGCCGCCGACCTTGCTTCTCAATATACCGAAGAGCAGCTCATCATGGCGTTGTATCAACTAGCCCAAGGATCCCAAGAAATGGGCGAGCGTGGGATGATGGGTTATTCGGAGTCCGAGGATTTTGAAAATGTAGTCCAAACTGAAACTGAAGCCTCTTTTGCAGAAGCACAATCTCCCGACCCACTTTCCATCAAAGTAGCCGAGCTCGAGGAGGAGCTTGCCGCTCAACGTCGCCTCATGCGACAGAAAGAGATCACTGACTTCTGTGAAAAACTTTATGGTGACGGTAAGCTTACCGAGAAAGTCGCGCCGATCTCCGACCTGGTACGGTTCATGGAAACGCTTAATGCGAAAAATTCTGTAAACTTTAGCGAGACCGGTAAAGCATCACAGTTCGACTTCATGAAGAACGTGTTGACTAATCTCCCCGCGATGGTAAGTTTTAGCGAAGTTGCGACTCAGGTGTCTGCACCGAAGAAGACTAAGTCTCCGCGTCCTAACGCTGACGGCTATGTTTATGATGAGCGGAATGCTGAAATTCACGCTAAAGCGATTGAATACTCAGAACAGAATGGTACCGACTATATGTCGGCTCTCAAGCTCGTTCTAAACGACGAGCTCTGATTGGTTGTGGGGTAACACGGGCGGGACTTGTCCCGCGTCGCATCCCAACCAGCCTTGTAACAACGGGCAGCAAGCTGCCCGGCGAATAGGTCGATAACCTGGTTATCAAGCTCTCCTATTCGTCCGGTTACGTTAAGGAGATATCACAGTGTACGGAGATACGTCTCCGTGTACAAAAGACAATAACGAACACTGCTTTATAATGGCAACTGATCCTCGTTACATGTCGTTCGACCATAAGTATGTCGAGACCGTAACCGTCACTGACGCTACCGCTCTTGCTAATGGTATCGAACGCTGCCGCTTTGTTAAGAGAAGCGGTGCGTATCCCGCTGCTGGCGGATACGCTGCTGGTGTAAACGTCTACAAGCTTTATGGCCAAGGCGAACTCACCGACAAAGGTTATAGCGTTGAAGACGACGCTCTCACCGCTCTAACTGGTACCCTTGCTATCGCCACCACTGGCGTCGTTACTGGTACCAGTACCAACTTCGACCCTCAGCTCAAAGTTGGCGATACGATCAAGATCGGTGCACAGCTTTTCCGGGTTATGACCCGCACTAGCGACACCGCAGCTACCGTGCTGCCTGCGCCGACTACCGCCATCAGCGGTGCTACTGCCTATATCTGGCCTGGTACCTATGAAGGTGAGTCTAATCCTTCCACCACTCCTCGCAAGCCTGGTGTATTCCCCTATCAGGGTCTGATGAGTGTAGTTACCACAGGTATCGTAATCGTACAAGTCGACTCCGGTTCTACTTTTGCCGTAGATGACGCTGTTTATTCCACTACTTCCGGTACTGCTTCTAGCACTGCTGGTGCTGGTGTAATCCTCGGTCGTGCACTAGATGCCATCGGTACCGCTGGTGCTGGTCAGTATATCCGAGTGAAGCTCGGTAACGAAGCTGGAGCTTGAGGAGAGTAACTAATTATGATGAATCTTGATCAAGTTCGGGTAATTGACCCGATTCTAACTCAACTAGCTCAAGGATATAAAAACGCAGACGGCGTCGCAACTTTCTTTGCACCTAGTGTGTCAATGAATCTTCGCGCTGGCCGTACTCTGGTTTTTGGTAAAGAGGCTTTTGCTGCTCAATCCTTCCTGCGTGCACCTGGTACTAATATCCAGAAGATCCAAAACGAGTTCGGCACTCGTAGCTTTGCGCTTCGTCAAGAAGCCATTAGCTGGCAGATTGCTGAAGAAGTAGCTGCCGAAGCCAAAAATGGTGCCGCTGCTATTGATCTTCGTGCTTATGCTGCAAAAGACGCCGCAAACCGTCTCATGCAGAGCTGGGAAATCCAGGTAAGTGAAAAAGTTCTAGACGTAACCCAATACGAGACTGGCAACGTTCTCGACCTGGCTGCTTATAACAGCGGTGCTGATCAGTTTAACAGCCCGACTTCTGACGTTGAGGTTCTACTTGACGACATGAGAGAGCAAGTACGTTCTCAAGTCGGTGTCTATCCGAACAAGATGGTACTGTCCCCCGATGCCTTTAACGCCCTGAAGCGTAACAAGCGTATTCGTGACTTCATGCAGCGTGGTGTTCTGGTGAACGAGAAAACCCTCGCCGAGATCTTTGGTCTTGACGAAATTCGTGTCGCTCGTCGCCTAAAACTCAATCAGGCAACTGGTGGTCTGGAGAATATCTACAACAACGTAGCTCTTCTCTTCTATCACCCCAGCGGTGCTACTGATGGTTTCACTCCCGCTCTCGATGCGAACTATGGTACTCCCGCTTTTGCGTACACTTATACGCTGGCTGGTTATCCTATTTCAACCCCTGAGCGCTTCAACATGGACCGTCGTGTTTTCGAAGGCGACATCCTTGTAGAACGCTCTTTTGAACTCGTAGGCATGGGTGAGACTGGCAGAGTTGGTGCTGGTGCAGTATTCCTAAATCCTGTTGCTGCGGCTTGATTTAGTGTCAAGCTAGTACAGATCTTCCGGCCCGCCCCAAAGGCGGGCTTTTTATTGTCAACTGTAAGATTGTGTCTTTGGCGTTGAAAGCTCTATAGAAGTAGTGAGCATGGCCCAATACACCCCGCCTCCCGACGCATACGGTGTCGCTAACAACTGTACACCGGCCACGGCAGATTATTTCATTGAAGTCTTTGGCTTTAACGAAGCACTGGAACTGTCCCGCCTCGAAGATCCGACCGCAAATACTATAAATTACCAGCGTATTAACGTTGCTCTTAACGACGCGGCTCAACTTATAAATAACTACATCGAAACTGCCCCGCCGCAGGGAAAACTACTCATCGCAGGGTCGTATCGTAGGACTCAGGCCATACTCGCTCGCTGGTACCTCGACACCCTCCGCCCTCGGCAACAGGTCGTAGACGCCGCAGAAGCCGCCCTCAAGCAGCTCGATTTATGGGCTGCTAAAGCCTCCCCGTCGTCCGGTATCAAGTGGCAGGAGGCCTACAGATACTGGGGTAGCGCGTGTGCGATGACGATGTCGAACACCCAACGCGACCGCGCATTTACCGATGCGTCGCTGGCAAGGTGGGAAATGCGGTGGGGTACCAATAACCGCTGGAATCCGTACAAGAGAAAAGGTGCGCCGGTTATTGATAACGTAACGCCCAGACAACCTAGCGGCGACCTTGATAGGCAGAATGTTACGTTGATTGGAGATAGCACGTTGGAAATGAATCAATTGTTCGATAGCTTGGAGACTACCCGCGACGTTGCTAGTTTCGCTGACACCCAAAACGCGGCCACACCGGTTGAAGGCGATGTGCTTGTTGTTGAAAACACTGATGGCGACATCACAACTTACGATGGCGGCCTGCAGGAGGCCGACACATTCTGATGCTGATGCATCGTTACAAATAGTTTCTACCAACCGTTTAACACTTTACCGTTATGTGGACATCTGACGAAAACCAGGTTTATGGCTACGATCCTTTAATTCCAGGGATGCCTGGGGGATCAAGCATGATCACAATCATTCCAAATGCCGGGAGTACGAGTTGTGGCTACAATACCAGCGGGTTGCAGGGGTTAACACATTCCAGTTTCGGTGTGTTTCCAGACAGTACACCTTACAAACAGACCGCCAGTGAGTTGCGACAGTATATCGTAAATATCGAGGCGACTAGAAAGTTACGCGACCTTGCCGATGTTAATTTTCAACGCTCTCCGCAGCCCGGGGATGTCTTAGCGTATAACTACACTACCGGACTATGGGAGCTACTCGACTTTGTTTCGGGTGGCGAATTCTGACCACGTGCCATTGTCGGTTGAGTAATATACCCGTTTGATGCCGGACTCGAAAATTGCGAGTTGACATACGGGACATGGTCGGGCGAGACAAAGCTCACCTTGCCTATTAACACGTCCGACAATCAGAGTATCGCAATTAGCCGCTTTAGGGTTCAATAGCGCCCGTAGCTCAGCGTGTAACGACACACGATACGGTTGACCAACACGATCCGCAAGCCTAGATTGCATCGGGTGAGTCTTACCAAACACATTCGTGGAACGTATAACAATTCGTCCTTTACGAAGCAAGACACAGGCTACGCGCCACCGGGAGTCAGTAGCTAGTGCCATCGACACGATAGTTTTTTCAACTTTGTCGCTTACCACCTGACGAACAAGTTCCGAACCATTTGCTTGAGGCGACTGAGTTTGCGTTGATGCTTTTCAGCTTTTCTGATAACTTTTTGCGCTTCGCTACGTGTCGTAGCTGTTTCCGCTTGCATCATGCGTTGGATGAGACGGTGTGTGTGGTGTTTGACGTCCTTCATTCAATGATCCCCGCGAACCTCATGCAAATCTCGCCCCACTCCAACACGTCACGATCGCGAAAATAAGTGGAAATTGGCACTTCTCTGTCAAGAACGCGTTCACCTGTGTCGACATGTTCCATGCGTAAGTAGCCGTAGGTGTCTGCCTGCGCAAGCACATAACAATGATAGATGCCATCCAGGTTATTCTCCCAGACGATTTGAAGTTCGTGAGCCATGGCAAGAGGTTTCGTTGTTTCCGGATCTGCATCCTAACAGTGCTTTCAACAAAAATCTAGCCATGAGTAGCCCGATTAGGAAAGCGGCCATGAAATTTAAGGTTAAAAGGATGGTAGTAAGGACATAGGCTAGTACGCTAGCGTCCATAAGCGTTGAAAGCTATAAAGGGTGTTCATACCCTGACACGATAGCATGCTGCTCGAGATCGAAAACCAGCTCTACCGCAAGGTCCACGAGACTCTGGGCCAGAGCGCGGTCGTGCTTCGACTAGCCGAGGAGCTCGATCAGTCCGGTCGTGTGGCCGAGCAGGCAATGATCATTGTGTCGTTTACTGGCGGAAATACTGATAACCCGAACAAAGGAGCGTACATTCCAACAGTTCGGAAAAGGACTCTGACGTATACATTGACGCTGGTTCAAAAGCAAACTCAGCGCGAAGGACATTCGTTCTGTTTGCCAATTCTTGATCTTCT